TACTTTAGTAACCACATCAATCTTTAGCCGCCGGGTGATTCGCGCAATTGTTTTACGGGCTTCCTTGTGGTCGATGCAGGGCACAAAAAAGCTGTGCCCCACACGGAATTTTCCCCAGTTAAGCCGGTACGTTATCGTCTCTATCCGCATTGGATATCGCGTCCAGTGGCACGAGAGTATCAAAGCTCTTCATGTTGAAGTGCAGTGCACGGACAGGCGGTGAGTCCATCTTCATACCCTTAGACATGCGCTTGACGATTGTGTCGATAAACACACCCTCCCCCTTGAGTTGCTTGAGCGCGTCACGGTAGTGGATTTGGAACTTCACGCAGTAGTCCTTGAACGCCTTGGCCGAGATGAACAAGTCCCCCGTGTCGGGCTCGAAACGCAAGAGCAACTCTCCCCTTGGCTCGGCTGTCGGCATAGCCCCCATCTTTGTCCGTGCGTCCACTGTGCCGTTTACCACCAGCGTGTTCTGAATGTGGGAGTTCATGAAGTCGCCCAGCATTACGGTCGGGTCTGATGCAGGTGGAGTTACTTCTTCACGCATATTGGCAAGCATACCGAGCAGCCATTTGTAGACGGCCTTCATGTCGTAGTTGTGCAAGCCGAGGTCTTGGGCAATCAAACCCCCAGCAATGTTGATAGCTGCGGCGGCTGACCAGAAGCGCTCCCGTGCAGTGAACTTAACTTGCTTGTCGATGCGGGCTTGAATACTGCGCACCAAGCTGATTGCTTCTTCCAAGTTGTTGACAAGCCATTGAGCGTAAATGTCCCCAGCGTGACCGTAGTTCTCAAGCATCTGATGGTCAAACATCCGCTTGCCTTCTTCGACGCTGATGATCGTTGTCGGCTCAATCTTGTACTCAAGCAGACGCATGGATTCGCCGTCGGGGGAGTTCTTTGCCGCACCGAGTTTTTCGTAGAAGCTGGCGTTGGATGAGGCCAGAGTCATGTTGTTCCACTTGGTGTGGTTGGTGCGGAGCTCATTGGTCTGAGACTTAGCACGGTCCTTGCCCCTACCCTGAGAGATGCTGTAAGCCAAGTCAGAGAACTCCATTGGGCTGGTGTTCGTGATCTCGTCGATTGTGTTGGGTAAGTTGTTGTGCACACCAAGACGCATCATCTTGGCATTGAGCGTGTCCTTCCACATAGACGACAACTCTTTGGGGTGGCCCCAGACACTGTTGCACATAAACAACGCTGTTGACTTGCCCGAACCTGACGACTTGTGGATGACGTTGATGATCGCACCACTCAAGCCCGTGAACTTCAACAAGGGCGAACCAAACGCAGTAAGTGCAGCGAACGCATGGGGCTCCAAACCCTCACGAGCGTACATGTTGAACACTTCCTTCCACTTCTCAAACGAGCCAGTCGGCACCATCTTCTCGGCAAACGCTCGGGTGATGGCTGATGGTGGGCTGTAAAACACCCCGTCTTTTGTAATCTCTCGGTCGCCGACAATAAATTTGCTGTCGTTATCTACCCAACCAAATTGTGTGCGCATAACTTCTGCCTTTCTCACGTACTGTAAATTTTTCATAGATGCCACGACGAAGATCGCCAGTAGCTCGTGTTGTTTTTGTGTTGCCATCACACCGTGGTGCGACAGCTGTTTGCGTAGCTCATCCTTTGCTGAAATCGCCGTAGCGGGAACCGAGAACTCTTTCACTCCATCGTGCGGCAGGTGCAGTCGGAACAGAGCTATTTCACCCATCTCAGGGTCTTTCATCCGCTTAACCACGTACAGGTCATGCTCATAAACGAGCTGGGATTCATCCTCGTCAGTCTCCCCCTTGCGCCAGATACCGCCATCTTTGCCACGGAAGAAGGGGAACGGATACTCGGGAATACGGTAGCTTATGACTTCCTCTTCCTCTGTTGCTTCTTGCTCGACGACGTACTCGCCGTCTTCAACTTCAGCTTGGGCAATCTCCATGCCCAAAACAATCGGGGATTTAATCTTGCCTTTGTGCGGGCACCCTGCACACCCAGTTGGATTTATCTTTTCAAAAGTCAAGCAGTGATGGGGGCCACCGTTTGCAACCAGCTCGGCTAACTTCCTATCTACCTCAGCGGGGTTGTAGCCGGGGTATTGGTTGGACATCATGTGTCCAGCTTTGTCCTTGTCCACGCAAAATGCAGCGATAGATAAGGCGGAACGCCACAGGGGTTCTTCGATAGTGTCTTGGTTTTGAAAGCAGTGGTTTAGCTGGGCGCAACCGTTCTCTGCCTTCATCATGATGTTCTTAAACCGCTTTACCTTGTTGCCCATCAAGGCTTCCATCATCGGGCTAATGGACGGTAAGAAATCAGGTTTGTCGTCAACTGGGTCGGCAGCGCCGAGCAGTTCTTTCCATTGGTCATACGTCAGGGTCTGCGTGCGCTCGTTGAGCACAGTGACTTCCATCGGTTCGTCTTGTTTAAAATTAAATGTACCGGGGATGCGCAGTACCCGTGCTGCTTCAAATACGGAGGAATCCACAATGAGCCCGTGCTCAACACACAGTTCACGTAGACGGTTTGCAAGGGGGAGCCAGTCGCGGCGCTCAACTGTTTCTTCAATCAACCAGTAGGCGTGTACGCCATACCCTGAGCTGACCATAATTGGGCGGGGCATACCTGCGGCGATGCAGAACTTCTTCAGTTCGTCCAAGCCTATTTGCTGCGTTAGATACCCTTTGATGATGCCTTTCTCATCGGGTACGCCCTTGGTTGGGCCGCAATCAATATCCATCCACAGTGCGCGGAAGTATGTGGCGTTGTCTGCCGTGCGCTTATTCAGTGGGCCGTACTTGGCGCAACCGAAATACACATCAAACTTGTTGTCCACTAGCTTCTTAGTCTGTGCCTCTGCTTCTTCTCTCGTATCGAAAAACTTTTGATCTGGGTACCGTCCTAGCCCAAGCACACAATACCGGCCATCAGTGGGCAGTACGGTGTCGAGAAGGTCGAAGTTAGCCATGTTGATTTTCTTTTAGGGACGGCAAAGCTGGGGGCCGAAGCCCCCGTCAGTGCACGGATTTACTTTTTTGCCTTGAGGCGCGGGAGCAGACGCTCTATTTTTTCGCCGTGGTGTCGGCTGGGAACCGAAGTACCCCAGAACCAGTTGTAGATAGTCGCCCGACTTACATCAAGACGACTAGCTATCTCACTCACAGGAATATTGAGTTGGATGCAAGCACGGCCAAGGACAACACCCCATGACTTGTCATCAGCCTTTTTGTTGGCCTCAACAAGTTGGTAGCTATATCCGTAGCTCATTGCTTATTCCTCGTCAGACCATGCTTTAACCACGTCGTCCAGACCCTTCTTGGGGGTTGGAGTAGGGGTAGCAACTTTGGTGCTTTCGCGTTTGACTGGCTCGGCAACATCCACAGGCACAGCTTTAGGAGCAGGTGCAGCCAATGCAGGAGCACGGGCAGAAACATCCGCTTGGTATGGAGTCATCGTCACCATCTTCTGAACTTCGGGCTTCTTAGCCACTTCGCTTGTCACCGCGTGCTGTTGCTTGTTGATGTAGCGCAGGGGAGTAAACAAGATGGATTGGTTGTCGTTCTCTTCGTTGAAGCTCAGTTGGGTCACAACGTAGTCCAAGCTCTTGCCGTTGTTGGCCAAGTACTTGGTGTAGCTCTCGAACGGGTGCGTGTTGTCGCCGACACTCTCGCCAAACAAAGACTTAGATGCCAAGTTCAGTTGATAGACTTCGCCTTCCATAGAAGTACCAAAATCTTCTACCAAGTTCACAGCGATGCGGCGGCTGTAACGGCAAGCCTTAGAAGTACCTTGGCCCGAACCCTTGATGTTTTGCGCACAGGTATCGCAACGGCTAGCTTGAGGTGACACGGAACCCGCATCAGGAGCGTTGCCGTCATTGGAGAAGCAATCAGGTGCAGATGGCTCAGAGTCTGGTGTCCACTGCTTAGCGTAGAAAATACGCCCGACTTTAGGGGATGCGTTGACAATAATCACATCAAGGTTGCCCTTGATCTTGCCCATCTCTTCGCCGCCGACCATCTTGCGGAAGATACCGTTTTTAGGCACGATGCGCTTGACGCCGGTTTTGCCAGCGAGTTGTCTGGTAAGGTCACTGACGCCAGCGGTTTGCAAGAAGTCAGGCAGGTCTTGGTTCAAAATTGTAAGGTTGCTCATTTTCATTTCTCCGGTTTATTTAGCACGTCGGACTACGACGGTGTATTCATTCTCAACGTTCAAGCCCATCGGCATAACGTCAGGGTTCTCGTTGAGGAAATCCTTCATGTTGGTTTGATGCAGACGTTTCTCCAGTAGGCCGAAGGCGTCATGCTCCTTGATGAAGTTGTACATAGAGTCCCAATCGCCAGTCCAGTACTTTGACTTGACCGAACGAATGATTGTTCCATGTGGGGTCTTGATGCTGTCGGCACCAATTTCTTTGCATGAGTCGAGCATCTGCTCGGCTAGCATTTTTTGCTGCGCTTCGAGGTCTTTGTCGGCGTTGTCAAACTCTCGCTTGATGTCCGCACGTTTGTCTCGAATCTTCAAGTAGATTGAAGTCAGCTGGTCTAGGTCTGGCCGTTCGGCCACTTCGTTTTCTTCGCTCATCTAACACTCCGTTGGTTAAGGGAAACCGACTGTAACATAACTTTAGACATTGTCAACAGTATCTGAAGAAATTTCTTGTCGGTACAAATCAATGATTTGTTGGTGGTTGGATACGTTCCCCCGAAGCATCGAGTAAACCCGACGTTCGGTTTGGCTCCCACAGATGTGCACGATAGTCATTGGGTTGACTTGACCGGGGCGGTCAATACGTGCGTTAGCTTGAAGATAAGTCTCCACGCTGGTACAGGGAGCGTACCAAATGATTGTGTCCGCTGCGGTAAGGGTAAGCCCGTGGGATGCAGCTTGCGGTTGGATGATAAGCACCTTGGTAGTCGGCTGCTCTTGAAAGTCACGCACGATGTCACTGCGGCGGTTTACAGGCACTGCACCGTTAATCACGTCACACGTAATGTTGTTTTTCTGCAAATGATTCTTGAGCATCTCGATGGTGTGCGTGAACGGAACAAATACAAGCACCTTGTTACTGCACTCGTCGATGACTTCTTGCACCACGTTCATACGGTTGGACACGTCGAACTCAAGCACCTCACCCGTGTCGGTGTACACCGAGCCACAGGAAATTTGAAGCAGCTTGCTCATCTTTGTCGCGGCGTTCACTGCGGAGACCTCTTCGCCCGCTGCCTCTAACAACATCTCCTTCTTGAGAATAGCGTAGTACTTGGCTTGCTGCGGAGTCAACGGTGCATCACGGTCAATGAAAGTCACAGCGGGTAGGTCAAGGCAGTCCTTCTTTTCAAAACGAATCGCTGGTTGAAGAATACTATGAACCGTGTGCTTGGCAGTCGGCTTCGGAATCCACTTGAACTTTGTGAGCTGCTCCATCACCATGTCACGGTACTGGCCGTGAAACATAGGCACACCCTTGGGATTAATCAACTTGGCCAGACCATACGCATCAAGCGGGGACTGCGCCGCTGGCGTACCCGTCAACATCCACAAGCCTTTGACAACTTTGTTAATGTCACGCAGGGTCTTCCAACGAGTTGTCTGTGCGTTCTTATACGCAGAGGCTTCGTCTACAACGATGAGGTCAAACCCCCCGTTGATGATGTCGTCCTTCACAATCTCAACGCCATCAAAGTTAATGATGACGAACTCGGCACCGGCTGCGATGATTTCTTTGCGCTTAGCGCGACTGCCGTGGGCTACTGCTACTTTGCGATGAATAGCGAACTTAAACAAATCCTGTTGCCATGCCGACTTCATGATCGACAGAGGACAAATCACTAACACTCTCTTCACTATACTTCGCTGCATCAAATAGTCCACCGCCCAAATCACCGACGCTGTCTTACCCGTACCTTGTTCGTTGAAACAAAAAGCCTTGCGGTTGGTAGTTAGGAATTGCGCTGTTTCTTTTTGGTGGTTGAATGGCTCGAACCCGTGAGGACGAGGCCACTCGTAGTTGTCTAAGCTCATTTTTTCTTTCGCTCTCTTGCACTCGTCTCTGACACAACTTTGTGGTTTGACCCACGCTTGAATGAACGGTTGACCGATGGGGCTTCGATGCGCACACCGTCTTTGTTAGAGCCGCCCTTGGACAGCGCCTTGACGTGGGCTACGTCTTTGCCTTCTCGCTTATCTGCAATGCCGTTCTTGTTCTTGTCGGCGCTGACTTTGTCGATAGCTTCGCGGGCACGTTGACGCTCCATGCGCTCGGGCAGTTCGCCACGGGCGACTTGCTGTTGGTACTCTTTTTTATAAGGACGGGGTTTGTTCACGTATGGCATTGGGTAATTCCTCATCAAGATTTTTTGTGGCGTTGCGCGTCACAGCGCTGAGCGCGTGAGTGTTAAGGGCCTCTTGCGTTAGACCAAACTCCTCGGGGGTTGCTTCCCAAAGTGGCTTGCGCCCCTCATTTTCGACCACCTTAAGAGTTTTGCCAACTGAGATGCAGACCTCCATGAGCATGGAGTCTTTTTGTTCTAGGAAAATCTTTTTGACCTCTTTGCGGATTTCATCTTGGATGATTGCCCGTGTTACTTCCCGCACTCGGCGTTGTAGCTCGTTCTCAAGAATCAGGGCTGTGTCGGTCTCTTGGTTTGTCATTTCGTTCATCTCAACTCCTGTTATGTTCACATTGGCGCACTGCGCAGAACTTACACAGCGGTCCGCTGACTGCGTTCCACACACCGTTTTTTATTGCTGCTTCAATACGCGCAACATCTCTGCTCGGCTGCTCCATGTACTTGGCCACCATCTCGGCATGGTGCGTAGCCTTCACGAACTCCTTACTAACTACAAAAAGTAAGGCAGACTTGATCTTCTTGATCTTGGGGTACTTCTTAAAGATGGCCGTGGCCACCAAGTCCAACTGCTTCACGTCGGCGTAACGGGCACTCTTGCTGGTCTTGTAGTCAACCGACCACGCCAACTCATTCTCCTCGTCCAAAATGACCAAGTCGGCAATACCCCGCCACCATGCCTCGGGTGCGTCAAACGCGCATGGCTCAAGGTCTTTGGTCAGGCCGAGTTCTTCTTCACAAAGTTTGACCCCGGGGATAGCAACTAGAGCATCCAGCGTATCCTTAAGATATTCAAAGGCTGGCGGAATTTCTACGCCATCACGGATGTACTCCTCAGCCACAGTGTGCGCCGACTTCCCATACAGCGTAGCCGTGGTGTCGGGTTCCTTCACATCCTTGGCTATCTTGGTGTGGTAGTACTTCTTCGGGCATTGTTGGAACGTCTTCAGGCTACTGAAGGACCATTTGATTGGTTGAATTTTTAGGGGGCCACAAATATGAGCGCTGTCTCCCGTGCCCTTGTCGTCATACCCGCATTTACTGCATTTCATTTAACAATCTCCATAGCTCTCTCCATATCCTGATTCACAGTTCAAAGGTAACTCGGTTGCCCACTTAGGGCGTAGGCGCATACACAACTCAACGTATTCCTGCGCAGTCTTAACTTCCTCTGTCGGCACGATACATGCAATCGCGTCATGAACGGTCATGGCAATCCGATACTTCTTGGCAACCATCAACATCTGGTCACCAATGATGATACGAGCTAGGGCTTGGCACACGTTCTCGATTACCTTCCCGCCGTAGATGCGATTGGGGATGATGGCTCGGCCTTTCTTGGTGTCGTACACAACCTCAGCCTTGCCTGTTTCCTCGTCTACCTTCTGGCGCAAGTTTGGGTAGCGGATGTACAAGCCGTTGGGGAGTTTGATGCCGCCCTTGCCTTCGATCTTCAGTACGCCGTCACGGCCTAACATTGTTAGCTGGTCTCTGAGAATTGCTTCAAGTGCCACGCCAGCGGCTTTCCAAAGTGCAGTGATTCGGGGGTAGGTTTGACGGTACGTGCTAATAATGCGTTGCGCTTCTTCAAGTGGTACCTCCACTCCGAAATTTTTAAGTTGAGCTTTGAACTTCGCCGCGCCCATCCCATACCCAGCCCCAAGGATCGTTGTCTTGCCCACGAAACGCTCGTCCTTTGTGATTTCTTCCACCGCCTTGCCATAGATAGCCGACGCCATGATTTTGTAAACATCTTCGCCCCTATCAAATGCTTCAACTAAGTCGTCTTGCCCAGCTAGGCATGCCAGCGTACGGGCTTCAATT